CGATCTGCCGGAACGTCTCCGAGTTGCGGTAGGCCAGGATCACCCCGGCGACGAGCGCGGTCAGCGCGATGACCACGAGCCCGATGGGGTTGGCGCTCAGGGCGGCGTTCAGCAACCACTGCACCCCGGTCCACGCCAGGGTGGCGACCCGAACCGCGCCCATCGCGATGCCGTGCGCCACGGACGCCGCTGTGCTACGGATCGTGGCCAGGACGGTGCCCGACGTGGCGAACTCGTAGGCAGCGATCGCAGTGACGCCGAGCCACGTCGCGGCCGTCTTAGCGGTCTCCGCGATGGTGTGCGCGACCTTGGCCGCGGTACTGCGGACAGTGGCGAGGATGCCGGTGTTCTGCGCTGCGGCGCCTTGCGTCGACGCCGCGGTGGCCTCCCGCGTCGCCGCCGCCAGTGACCGGGTAGCAGCCGCGCTCACGTACGTCGCGGTGGTCGTGATCGGGAGCAGCGCGGTCCGCCAGATCATCGCCGTCTTGTAGGCCTCGTTGACCGGCCCCTGAGCCGCTGTGGCCACACCGATGGCGACGATGATGGCCGTGAGCAGAGTGGTGTGGTGCCCCAGGAACGACATGGTGCCCGCGAGCCCGCTCAGCAAGTTCTGCAGGACAGTGACCCCACCGGAACCCGTGGCAGCGAACGCCCCACCGAGACTCTTGAGCGTGCTCATAAAGCCGCCGGACTTGTCCTTTGCACCCGCAAGCGAGTTACCCAGGCCGCCCGCTTTGTCGCCGATCGCAGCCAAGCTCAAGCCCGTGGGCACACCAACATCAGTGATGGACTGAAGGCCCTCTTTGACGCCGGTGAAGTCCTTGTTCTTCAGGTCCAACAGGACGTAGTGCAGGTCTTGGACCTTCTCATTGACCGTGTACATCCAGGTGGGCATGCCGCCCTCGCCGGACGCGCCCGTGGTGAGTGACTTCCACAAACCACCGACGCCAGTGAGTCCCTCACGGATCTTGAACAGGACGCCGACGAACTTCGAGTCCTGCCCCTGCCCGAAGATCGGCTCGGTGAACTTCCCCTTCACGAGCACGTTCCAGACGTCCAGGAGGGCGTAGGAGACGTTCCCGGCCACCACACCGATCCGCTCCATCTTGCCGATGAACCCGGTCTGGTCGACGACCCCTGACTGGAACGATCCGACCAGGGCCTTCACACCCGCGATGAGCTTGGTGATCTCGGGGCCGACCTTCTTGCCCATCGTGTCTGCCCAGGCGGTGAACTTCGCCATCCCAGCCGTCAGAAACGGCATCAGCGGTTCCAGCACTGAGGCACCGAGCCGGGCGATCGAAGCCTTCATGCCGCCCAGGGCGCCGTTGAAGGTGCCGCGCAGCTTCTCCATGGTCCCCGCGTAGGCGATCGTCGCCCCCGCAGCACCGTTCGAGCCCTCCATGATGCCCTTGGTGAGGATGTCCATCGCCTTCGCGCTGGGCACCGCACCCTTGGAAATCATCGCCTGCATGGCATCGGTGGACACACCGAACCCGTTGGCCAGGATCTGCAGAGCGGGCACCCCGGCGTCGGAGATCGACCAGATCTGGTCCAGCGACACCTTGCCCTGCGCGGCCATCTTGCCGAACGTGTCGGTGATCTGCGAGACACCCTCGGCGCCCTTGCCGGACGCCGCCGCAGCCTCGCCGATGGCCCGCAGATAGCCCGGCACCTTCTGCGCCGGCACGTTCATCGCCACCAGGTTCTTACCGGCAGTGGCGAACTGGTCCAGGTTGAACGGGGTGCCGTTGACCGTTTCCTTGATTTGGTTCATCAAGGCCCCGGCCTTACCGGCGTCGCCCATGATCGTGGTCAAGCTGGCCGTGGCGTCCTGGATCGTCGTCAGCCGCTCCAGTCCGGACTTCAGCGCGATCCCGCCGAACAGGGCGGCACCGACACCACCCAGTGCGGCGACCTTCGTGATGCCGCCAATGACAGCACCGCCGAGCCCCTGACCGTGCTTGTCGCCGACCGGGCCGACCTCGTTCTGGAGCTGTCCGTCCAACTCCTTACCGAAGCCACGGCTGCTGGGAAGCAACGAAACATAGGCGCTTGCTAATTCAATTGCCACGCAACGCCTCCCGTCTAAGCCACGATCGTCAATTTGGGTGGGGTCCAGCCGAGGAACTCGTCGAGCTCTTCGATGGGCAGCGGCCCCTCGCCGAAGATGGTTTGGTCGGGGTCGACCACGCCGGGCCGGGGCAACGGCTTGGGCTGGTTGCGACCCTTCGAGCCGTCCTCGGTCTGCATCCAGTTCGCAATGCGCAACGAATCCACAATGGACGCGGCGAGCTGCTCGGGCAGCCCCCACATGTGATCCGGGTCCATCGCCCGGTCGATCGCGTTACCCGGCGGACTGTGGCGGGTGATGACCAGCAGGTCTCGCCACGTCAGGCGTTTCGTACCCAACTGATAGAGCCGCAGCCCGCGGTTGATCAGCTCGTACTCGACCGCCTCCTGATGCTCATCGATCAGCATGAGGAGGCTGGCTATTCCCCCGGGGTGACCCCGTTGTGCTTGTTGAAGTCATCCTGCAGCTGGTTGAACTCCTCGCGGTCCATCTCGTCGATGGCAGTGAGGGTGTCGCCCTTGTGCTTAGGGTCGTCGTCGACGAGGGCTTCGAGCATGGTGAACAGCGCGTCGATGTCAGTGCGGCGCCGGTTCTTGCGGATGAAGCCGGTGCCGAGTGTGGCAAGCGGTTTCAGCGAGTACTCGACGTCATCGTGAGTGAACGTGAACGGGGTGTGCTCACCGGCCTTGGACTTGGCCTTCTTGGTGAGGTGGTCTTGTGGTGTCTTCGGTGTTGCAGGCATTGGCGTCGGCCCTTCGGTTTATTGCGTCGGCCCTGTAGGTCCGCTCGGCGCAGACGGGCCGACGCAGGGGTGATCTGCGCCGAGCGGAATGGGGGTAGTGGGTCAGGCTCAGGTGTGCTGGCCGTCGTCGAGGTACTTGTATCCCTTGTTGCCGCTGGCATCGGCGAAGCACTCCAGCGTGACTTCGTACATGATGATGTTTCCGTCGTCGTAGGTGACGTCCGCGAGGTCGGTGATCTGCCCGTCCGGGATGACCACCCGGATGCGGGCGAGTCCGTCTTTCATCTCGAACACGTACCGGCTGTGCGGCAGCACAGTCGCGTTGAGGAGGATGGTGGACAGGTTCCCGGCCGTCAGCGTCGCTGGGGTCGTCGCGACGTTCCCGGCGCCGTACACCGCGGAAAGCACGTCGCTGTTCACCGACTCGATGAACGCGAACTTGTAGGTCAGCTCCTGGTTGGTCTGCAGGATCTTGACGACGTCACCGCCCCAAGACTTGACCTTGCTGGTGGTGCGACCGAACTGCTCGATCAAGCCCTTGTCGCCCACATACCCGGCGGCCTTGTACGACACGTCCGGCGCGAGGGCGATGGAGGTGGGCAGTGGGCTGGTCATCGTGCCCAGGAGGACGCCGCCAGTGGCGAGCGGCTTTCCCGAGACGACGTTGGAAGTCTTGTTCGCCATGATGGTGCCCCTTCTAGGCTCCGTGCGTCGGCCCTAGAGGGTGGGTGGAGCGGGTGAAGCTACTTGGTGTCGTTCGGCTTCTCGACGAGCTTGTCCGGCGTGCTGGCGGCCTGCTCGACCACCTTCGCGACCTTCGCCGCAGCCTGATGCGCCTTCTTCGGGGCATCCGCCGGGGGCTGCCAGCCTTGGGCCACCCAGGCGGCGAGCTGGTCGTCCTCGACGGTCTCCTGGACGTGGTCGAACTCGGGGTGCGTAACGGTGATCATCGGGTGTCCTTTCAGCGGTTGAGCGATTTGCCTCGGAGGTCGAACATGGCCGTCAGTTGGTAGCGCGGCAGTCGGGTATCGGGGTCGGGGAAGAACGTCGGCCCGGCGACCTCGGTGTAGGAGTAGATGGGCACACCGAGCACGGTGTCCTCCCGGGGCATCGCCGACACAACGGACCGCACCAGCCCGCACAGCGTGGCGGCACCAACGTCATCAAGCGCCCAGCACTCGAACGTCATCATCGGCTCGTCGCGGATCATCCAGCGTTGGGTGCCACCCGTGCGCGAGACCTTCACCATCCGGTCGGGGCGCGCCTCGGGCACGTTGGTGGCCACCAGGCACGCCTCGCCCAACGACGGCAACTCGGCGCGCAGGTAGGACACGAACAGCGACTCGGCGTCCGGAAAGGTAATGCGCTCGGCGGTCATCGACCCGCGGACATGTTGCGGATGAGCGTGTTCTTGCGGGCGTTGTCGCGGCGGGCACCGCGGGTCGCGGCCACCACCGACGCGCGGGCCCGGGATCGCCCCTGCTCGGCGTAGGCCTTGTACCCGAATCCGCACACCGCGGCGATACGATCCGCGCGCCGCTTCAGATCAGCGAGGACCGGCGGCGAGCGCAGCAACTCCTCCATGCCCTTGTCGTCGAGCTTGACCTCAACCTTGCTCATCGGGCACCACCGTGTACGAGGAGATGATCTCCAACTGGCTGGCCAGGATGGTGAGCGTGATCGCGGGCACCGGGGTGCCATCGGGGCCGTCCTCGACACTGGGCACACCGTTGGTGTAGAGCCACGGGAACTCCGCACCGTCGACCACCAACACACCGGTCTCGGTGTCGAGCAGGATCTCGTGGGCGAGCTCAGCCATCAGCCTTCCCTCCGCTCGAGTGCGAACTGCACGCCGATGTCTTCGCCGGACCACGGGTCGCGCCAGGCGCCGGGCTCGCCGATCACCTCGTAGCGCTTGCCGTCGAGCTTCGCCTGGTCATGAGCGTCGACGTCCACCCCGGGCGGTGCGAGCACGGTGAACATCTCGTTGACCTGCTCGCGGCCGGGGCTGGCCGGCTCGTAGCGGTTCGGGTTGGACAGCGACACTGGTGGGGCCACCAGGCAGTCGGGCACCTGGTGGTGAAACGCCCAGGCGCGCGGGGCGTTGCCGTGGGCGTCTTCGGTGCCATCGGTAAGTCGCCAGATGTCGAGTGTTCGACCGCCGGGGTAGGTCACGGCAACTGTGGTGTGCCGTAGGGGATGCCGTCGTAGTGACGCCGATACGGATTCCCGGGCGGTGGAGGCATTTGAAACAGCGGGCTCTTGTTCGTGGAGCGCCCTAGAATCCGGAACTCCTCGGGCAGGATGTACAGGTTGCCTTCCGGGTTGGAGAACTGGCGCATGAACGGCCCGTTCTGGACCTGTGAGGCACCCATCGGCCCCTGCTCCAGCGCCCGGCGCACCATCCGGCACGACACCATCAGTGCAGCACCCGCAGGCACCTCGCCCGCCGCGATGCGCACGTCGATGCCGGGGATATACGCGCGGATCACCGTGGCCGCGTCCGCCAGCAGCGTGGCCACCTTCGCCTGTTCGGAAGGCAGGATCGGCCGCCAACGGTCCCCAAGATCTGCGTACGTGGCGAACGGAGAGGTGGGCAGTGGGGTCGTCATTTACGTCACCTCTCCGTTCGACGTCGCAGCAATCAGGACAGGGCCGCGATGAGGTTCTGCTTGCCCATCGCCTCGGCCTCGGCCTCGTCCATGCCGTTGCTCACCGCGTAAGCCACCCATTGGCCCTTGGGGGCGGTTTGCTGCGGTTTGAGCACAACAGCACCACCCTCACCAGCAGGGGCCTCGGTGGGCTCCTGGCGGGCAGCATCAGGCAACTGCGCCAGAGCGGCCTCGTACTGTGCGCGCAACGCTTCGGCCTGAGCACGCTCACGCGCCCCTGGCTCCACCACCGCACCCGCCTGCACGAGGCGCCGAGCCTCCTGGACGTTCAGGGTGACGATGTCGCCCCGATTGTGGCGGACGTAGTCGTAGGGCTCGCCGAGCTTGGACGTCGGCTCCTCCCAGAACAAGGCGACCAACTCGTACTTGCCGGCCTTCACGTCGCTCATCACTGAACCCCGGTGATCCAGCACGCGGCGAGGGGCTGGTCGATACCCATCGCACGCTTGCGGGTGGCATCGGAGCGCCACGACTCAGTCGGGCCACCGTTCGGGCCGTTGCCCTCCGGGTACAGCCCCGTCGCCTCCAGTGCCCGGGTGTCGCTGTAGAAGCCGACCGTGCCGCGCTCCAGGACCAGCACCCGCGTCCTGTCGAAGCTGCGGGTGAGGGGGCGTAGCGCGTCGAGGTCAACCACCTTCTGCGGCATCTTGCCGGAGTAGGAGATGTCCTCGGTGACCAGCGGAGAGTTGCGGTAGACGCTGTTAAAGGCATCGTTGCGGCCCAGGATCGCCTCCACGCTGCCGTGCATGACCACAGTGTCGGGATTGAAGTCGAAGGTGTTGTCGTCCTGCGTCCCGGTCGGGGTCGCGCTCAGGATGACCTCCTTCGCGTTGAACAGGTCGTCGCGGATGCGGGCGGTGGACGCCGTCCACGCTGCTGCTGCAGGAATCGTCGGGATAGCCGGGTTGGACAGGATCTGCCGCAGTGCCCGGTCCTCGGCACGCATCATGGTGGCGACGAGCTGCTTGACCTGCAGGTCGACCGCGCCCATGCGGTTCTCATCCCGCATCTCCCGCGACACCCGAATGCCGAGGCCCTTCTTGGTGGCCACAGAGATCCGCGGCAGGCCGATCTGCCCGGCACCGACCGGGATCTCCGCGAACTCGGCGACCAGCTCGACATCGCTGTCGAGGTACAGCGGGGTCGACTCGTAATACTCCACGAGCCCGTTGCCGTTCGACCCGCCGTTGCGCAGCAGGGTCTCGGCGATGAAGTTGTTGGCCAGCAGGTCAAGGACCCTGGCCGGGATGACCATCGGTGCTCCGATGAGATCGGAGACTGTGGTCCGGGGACCGTCAGTGATACTCAGCACGCCAATAGACATTGTTTCTCGTCCTTTCTCAGGCGATCCGCATGAGACCGACAGCACCTGCAGCGACCCCGGCGGGGGCGGTGCATTTGCCGACGATCGTGCGGGCATCGGGGGTGGCAAGGGCGGGGGTGACCTGCCCGAGGGCAGCGGCGATCAGCGGGTCACCAAAGTTCGCGGCCGCGGCGTAGGTGACGGGAGTCTCTTCGCCGCTGTACGCCACAGCGACCACGGTCGGAAGCACCGCGGCGTTGAGCACTGGGCGCCCCGCGACGATGACCGGGGTGCTCACGAACGCATCCGGGCTCTGTGCATCAGTCAGTGCGACGCCGAGCCCCCTCACCGTGCCCGCCGCGGCGACCCCGATCCGGCTACCGGCGCGGCCCTCGACGAGCTGACCACCGAGGATCGGCTCCGCCGGGGTGTAGGTGCGGGGACCAGTCTTGGTCACCTGTGCGACAGCACTCATCACTTGCTCCAGTTCTTGTAGACGTCGGACTCGCGGATGGACGCGCCGGTCGCGGCGACTTCCTCACCGGCATGGCCACGCTCGCCGTCCACCGGGATGAGGCCCTTGGCCAGGGAGGCGAGAACCTCGGCGGCGCCGGGGTCAGCAGCGAGCTGAGTGACCCAGTGCTCGCGGCGGACCGGCGCGATACGGCCGTCGTTGACGGCGGCTGCCACCAGGGCGCGCCGCTGGTCGGTGAGTTGCTCTTCGCGGGCGGCTCGACCGGCGGCCGCGTCTACCCGTAGAGCCTCGATGGTCGCGGTCTCCACGATCTGCATGCCCTCGGGCAGCTTCGCGGCGGCGGCTACCGGGGTGTCGCCAGCCTTCGGTGCGGCCGCCGGGTCCGGTGGCTCCTTCGATTCGTCTGCTGCGAGCGCCACCACGGCGTCCACAACGGCTTGGGCATCGGTGCTATCGGACGCGAGTCCGAGTGCCGCCAGTAGTGCAGCGATCTGCTCAGTGGTGAACTCCACGGCAGCGCTCCCTTCCACGTTCGGGGGGTTTCCGTCGTCAGCAGTCGCTGCGGCGGGGGTACGGGGTGCGTCGGGCCGGGATTCGGTACGGGAAGCCCACGCGGCGAGCGGGGCGCGTGTCTTGGCTGCGGCCGCCACATAGGTGCGCTTCACCTCGACTGGCTCGGCCCAGATGATCTCGGAAGTGGTGGCGTCCACAGTGAACGGGACCTGCCAGAGCTTGCCGTCCTCGTCGTCGATGGCAACCACCTCAGTGGGGTCAAGGAAGAGGTCCTCCAGCCACCACCAGTTGTCGGCGGCCGGACCCTCGTAGAACGAGCGGCGCACGTCCTCCACGGACGCGGACGCGCTCACCTTCAGGCTGTTCTTCACGGGCGATCCCTTCGCGTTGACGGGCACCCGGAAGGTGTCCTCGGTCTCCGGTGCGGCGGCGGCCACGCCATACAGCGCGGCCACGTCCTGCAAGCTGGCGAGCGTGCCCACGCCGGGCGCGGTGACGCCGAGCAGCGCGACCGCGGTGAGCACGAACGGGTGTGTGTGTCCGATCTGGCAGCGGTACTCGTACTCACCCTCGACGCTGCGGTCCGGGTAGGCGCTGGCAAGCACATCGCCGAGCCACGCCGGGATGCCCGAGTAGTCGCCGACCAGCTGCACGCCGCCGGTGCTCACCGCGAGGTTGCTCACCCAGCCCACGGCGGGCTCCCCGTCGAAGCGGGCGTCGACGTGGCCCAGCTTCAGGCAGGGTCTCCGAACGGACGGGCAGTCCAGCGCCGCCACGGCCGCGTACAGGTCCGAGCTGGACACGTCCCAGGTCCCATTCGAAATCTCCCACTTGCCTGCGTGGATCAGCTCCACAGAGGGCACGGTGACCAGCACTGGCCGGGTAGGGGCGGTCACGGGCGAGGTCATGCCGCCGCCGGAGGAGTGGCGGGCACGACGGGAGCAGGCTCGGGCGCCGCGGTGTCTTCCTTCTCGGGCAAGCCGTAGGTGATCCGAATGAAGTCCTCCATGCTCGGGTCGGGCACGAGCGCACCCGACTTCACGAGCGCCTGAATGGACGCGGCGGTGGCGTCGCGGCGGGAACCGATCTCGTCGAACACGATCCGCGGCGCCATCTCGTCCGGGCCGAAGTTGATATCGACCAGGTCCTCGACAATGTGCTGGTTCGCGGTGTCCGCCACCTGCTGCGCCAACGTCTGCAGCGACATGGTGAAGAAGTCGGCGAACGTGGAGCCCAGGGCCCACGAGCCGGTCTGCGTGCCCAGGTTCAGGAAGTGCGCCAGGGTGCTGCGGGCGATCTGCTCGTCGTGGTAGCGAATGGCCGGGTTGGCGTCGGGCAGGTTGCCGATCACACCCTGAAGCTGCAGCTTCGCGCCGAACGGCAACGCCGCGCCCGCGGTGTCCCCGGAGCGGTAGGACGACGCCAGCTCCTCGCCCTTCTGCAGGTCGGTCACCTCGGCGTTCTCGGCGCCGTAATAGACCGGCACGCCCATGCCGTTTCGTTCGATGGTCTGCGCCTGCACCCGAATCAGGCGGTCCTTCACCAGCCAGTTCTTGTAGGCGCCCCGGAGCAGGCTCTGCCCCAGCCAGTCGCCGCCCTCCCGCTCGTGAACGTAGGCGACCAGGCGCTCCACGGGGATGATGGCCGCCGTTGCCCCAGCCACGGCCGG